TGAAAAAAAGTTTCCGCTTTGTGCAGTTTTCCCTACTTGACCTGCAAGTTCAGGTGAACCTTCCATACCAGTTGGAATTTGTTGTGCAGCAGATCCTTTACCAAATAAAGCACCTATACCTCTCATAGCTGAAGTATTTCCAAATTGTGTAGCAAAACCACCTGGTCCTAAAGTATTTCCCATTGATCCAAAAGCTTTAAACGGACCAATACCAGACATACCTGCTAATTGACTCCCTGTAGCAAATAATGCGGCATCTCTCAACGCTCTATTCGTTGATTTACCTCGAAGTTTTTGAACGCCAAATGTGGCTAATGCTATTGTAAATGGATCCATAATAATACTCAATCGTATCCTGTAATATTACCATTTTACTTAGTCTTTATCAACTCATCAGCAAAACACCCTCTATACTGATGTTCACCAACATGTGAGATTCTGTCGGTAACTAAAGCATAGCATTTACCGCCTATATCTTTCCATCTTTTACAGAATGCAAAATCTTCACCCATGTAAGTCTTATTAACTGGATCAAACCATGTATCAAAAAAATTATAAAAATAAGGCCTGTTTATCATCTCACCATTAATGACAGTCTTTTGAACTATCTCCATTTCAGGATATTCTTTTATCATTTTTTCAATTGTTTCTTTTTTAATTAACATACATCCAGTAGGTGAATGAGTTACTTCAATAACACCATCATTAACTCTTATATTATCTTCGTCTTTTACTTTCATAGGATATCTATATAGTCCTTTAAACCTTAAATCTTTTGCGCTTTTAATTTCTTTAGATTGTATTCTCTGCCATGCTTTATCCCAATTTAAATCTTTTAATGGATAAGGTACAGATATTACTTCTTTATCTGCTGCAATCATTTTGAATATTGAGGCTGCTTGAAAATCAATATCAGAGTCAATAAATAGTAAATGTGTGTGACCACTTTCCATAAAACTAGAAACACACAAGTTTCTACCCTGTGTTACTAGTGATGATTTCATGATTTGAAAAGAAACCAAAACATTGTTTTTCATGCATTGTTTTTGAAAATCTAAACAAGCTTGAAAGTAATGAATAGAGACTTCACTATGACAAGGGGTTGCTACAAAAATAGAAAATTTTTTAGGTTTTAATTCTTGTGTTTTTATTGGTTTCTCTTCCTGTTTATTAAACCAAATTGGCTTACTATGGTCTTGCATCTTTACTCCTATCCCAAAATTGTAAATTAAAAGCAAATGTCACTCTTTCATAATCTTGTGTTTGCTCGCATACTTGATGTTCTAAATCAGAACTGAAAACAACCATATCACCTTTTTTACCTTTAAATTTTATCTCACCTTTATTAAAAATAGTTGGGTCATCTACATTAGAATAATATATGACACCAGAAATTGAACCAGCATGTGTATGACTAGGGTTAAAGTTACCTTTATATGCATAGTTAATCCAAATATCTAAACCATCGAAATGTCCTTCCCATTTTCTTAGGTAAAAATTTCTATGATCTTTGCCAAATAATTGTGCACATGATCTTAAAGTATAAGGTAACCAATATGATTTTTCTATTAAATCTGTTGGGACTGAAACTTGAAAGCTATTACTTTTTGTTCCAACATTTTCATGAGACTTTAAATAACCTAATGGATGATTTTTTATTTTGTCACATTCTGTCTTCCACAAATCTAATTCTTCAACGATAGATTTAGGTAACTGCAAATGGGCTACTTTGTTACCTAAAATATTAGCTTCTTGTGTCCAATATTTAGGTTGCACTAATCTATCCACCTGTCTATTAATTTGATTTTTTCTTCTGCATCCACTATCTTTTGTAGTAATTTATCAATTTCGTCTAAATGTTGTGGGTGTTCCCCTATACCCACAGAATTTTTTAAATATATTTCTATCGTTGTAGATGCTTCTGCTATTTGAGCTTCGTACCTTTTTTTAAGTGCTTTTAACATTTTGTAATGCTCCTTGTAAAAAACCAGTCCAATGACCTGCTATGACTTTCCAATTATAGAAATGATTAAAAAAGTTTTGTTGATATCTTAAATGATTTTTACAACCCTCTGTATTTATTTGGTTTCCTATGCCATCTATAACAGCAGCAAATTGTCTAGCTAAATTTTCCCAATTTTTATCATAAGGTATATAAATAGGAAACTCTGAGCAAGTTTCGTACAAAGCTCCGTTGTCCGTTGTTGCAACATAAAGTCCACAAGCTAATGCTTCAAGTGCGGATATACAAAAAGTTTCTTCCCATATATTAGGATATACAAAAGCATCATAAGTATGAAGGTTGTCTAATATATATTCATTAGGTTTATATCCAATATAATTAACATTAGGCAATGCTCTAGCTTGATCATACAAAGGTTCGTAAAGATGATCGTTTTGTCTTTTAAAATCATCCCCATAAACTTGAGTGCTACTGTATACATCTAATTGTATATTAGGGTTTTTAACTAGTTGCATAGCTCCTAATAAAACAGATAACCCTCTCCAAGGAGTAGGATGATATATCAATCTAATTTTTTCTCTCTTTGGTTTGGGATCTCTTTGTTTTATATTGGTAATACCATTTTTAATTACTGTGCATTTTTCATAAGGAAGGTTAAAAGTCTTTCTCCATTGTTCATAATTCCAATGACTGTTAAAAACATAGTAGTCATATTGTTTTATTTGTTCAGGGTCTTTAAAAAAACTTTGAAAGTGTGGTTGGTCAGTGGCCATTTTCTGCCATAGTATATTTATTTTTTCTTTAGATAGAGGCACTTTCCCTGGCACAGATGTGCATATTTGAAACTTATCAAGCAAGTCTTTAGATACATGTTGATCTAAAAAATTATGTTGTAATTCTGTTCCACCTAAAGGTTTCATTTTTGTGTCTTACTAAATAAAGGAAGATCAGGAACCTGCACCTCAACATCAGTGGCTAGATCTTCTTTAGGGTGTTGTTTAAGAAAAGCCTCTTCCGTTTCGTATCTCTCACCAGTTTTAATACTTCTATAGATAGTTTTAGTTTCGCATTTAATTTTTTGATAAACTGTCATACGATTTATCTATACTATTCTAGCGACCCTGTCCACGATATTTCTTAGGATGTTTTTTCCCTGGTCCACATTTCTTTCTTATTCTTCCAGGTCTTTTTCTAGGTGTTCTTTTATGGTAATTGCTAACTCCAAAGAGTGCTTTCTTTTTAGCCATTTTCTTGCGATCTGTCTAATTGAGCATAACTTACAACACCAGTAATTTCATTTGCAACACTTGCTTGAATTTTTAATATATCACCAGCTTCTAAACTAAGAGTATCTTTTATTAAATTTTCAGATGACTTGTTTAATTGTGCATGACCTATCTCAACATCTGATCCACCAGATTTTTTTAAAAAAAGATCAACGTCCACATTACTAGCAGTAGCATGAGATCCTTGAACCAATTTACATATTGCTGTAGCTGAAGTTGATATAGTCAACACAGTTGTTAAGTTAGTTGTTGTAAGATTATAGGTTGTGCTTTTATATTGTATTGTCATGATAAAAAATAAGTAAATGCATCTTGTTTGTTTTTTATATCATTCTCATATGAGAAGTTCAACTGAGACTGAAGAGTTCTAAATGCTTGAAGTATTTGTCTTTGATCCTCTTGTGAATATTCAGCTTTCGGTTCAGGAATCTGTATAGTTATCTTTGCCATTAACAGTCTCCATTTGGAAAAACACCATAAGATAAAACTATTCTTGGTTCTAAACTTACAGCTTTATGTTCTATGCCTTTATCTATAAATAATAAATCACCTTTTTCTAATATATAATGATTATCGTTAATGATGTATAAGGTTTTACCATATAATCCTATTAATGCAACATCCTCCCTATCACTATGCTTTGACCCATTTGATCCACTCATTAAAGAGAAAAAAATACATAAATTAGAAGCGTGATTATTTTTATTATATAAACTATTTAAATAGAAAAAAATTTCCCTAAAATCTTTTTCATTTTGCACTTGGTTTATTTTAAAAGAATCATCTAATACATAATCTTTTTGCACTGGTTTAGAAGACGCAAAGTTACTTGTAAATTGTTTCTCATTTATTAATTTAGTCATTTCGTTAAAATCAAAATCTTTTTTTATATCTATAAATTTTTTTTTAAATTCCATTATCTTCTGCCGTCAGGTCTAACATCAAACCTAAATGTGCCATACCTCCAGCTCTCATTCAAGTTTTCGTTTTCTATTTGTACCGCAGCTAATCTTGCTCTAGCTCTTGTATCTACTTTAGATGTACTAGAAGTAATTGTAAAAGGACCTAGTGGGCTTGAAGCGGCTGAGGTACCTTGTGGAAATTGATTTAAAAATATTGTTACTTTTGCATTACCTTCAATACGTTTAAAGTCTGGTAAAAATCTTCTTATACTCATTAAAAACTCACCGTCTCCTGGTACACCTGCATTACCATTTAGATCAAATTCTCCTGATTTAATAAATGAAGGTATGGCTGTTGTTGTACCATCTCCATTTGCTTGATTTACTCCGACTTCATGTCCATAGTAAATAGAAGCGCCATTTGAAACTCCACTAACAACTGGAAAAGTTGGTGCGTCTGAAGCATTGTAATCTGTAGCATAAGGCTGTTCATAGACTGTAGATCCTACCCAAGTTGTTCTATCTAAGGTTCCTGTTGTCCAAACACCTTCATCAAAATTATAAGTCACTACTCTATCTACAACAGAAGAGTTCGCAGAAGGGTAAAACCAATTAATTTCTGAGTATAGTTCATTAATACCTCCAAAAACTAATTGCCCTGAATTATAGTTTATACCAGGATTGTTACCATCTGTGGTAAATACAAAATCTTCTACTAAACATGGAAGTGATTTAACAGTACCATCATAAATGTAAAAGCCTCCAGTCTTACCCATCCAAAAAACAGCACCGTTTGCAAATGTTCCTGCGTGTTGGCCTAGTAAACCATTATTAGACCCAACTTTCCTAATTGAGAATGTAAAAGGGGGTCCAACAAATTGCATTTCATACGCAGCGGTATCTGTTAAAACTAAAATATAATCTTTACCTTTAAAAGCTCCAACTATTCTTGTGCCATCGTCTAGTCTAAAAGTTCCTGCGGTGTTCGTTGATGTGGGTTCATAATCGGATAAACTTTCTTGGTCAGAAAATCTTATAAACATTTTGTCTTGTGTTGATGATGAACCAATAGTTGTTTCTGTGCCAAGATGAAATAAATGTCTGTCTCTATCAGAAACTAATGTCATTACTGATTTAGTAGGCATACCACTTCCTATAGTAGCTCTTGTTTGTAATGCATTAGAAGCAGTTGGATTCCAAGTAAAAGTTTTTCCGTTGTGTATTGTGGCTATTAATATATTTCCGTAATTATCTAATGACCAGTTTGCTGGTTCGATAGTAACTGTGCTTGATGTTGAAGCATCGCCCCAACCTACGAAATCTGTAATGTCAGTTACAGTTGAACCATCAGCATGTTCAGCTGCAGTTGTGCCGTTGATACCTCGAGTAATTCCACTAATTGTGTTTGTTCCTGTAGTGTTAGTGGTGTAGCTCATGTCTTCAGAACCTATTCTTAGTTTACCGTTTGTTAAAGGTAAACTTGCTGTGCTTGTAAGGGTAACTGACGTTGCGCCAACAAGCATCACTCCCCCATTATTTATTGTTGTTGTTGAAGCTGCGACTGGTCTTCCACCAAAATTAAATGTGCCCCAACCGTACCCATAAGTTTGATTTAAAGGTCCAACAGGTGCATAAGGATTAACGTCTAAGGTACCATCAGTTGTTACTCCAGACTTAGATTCAGCTGAAGGCATCGTTATTGTAAATGTTGTAGTTGTCGGAACCGTTTGTACCTCAAAAAGTTTATCGTCAAAATCTGCAGCTGTGTAATCAGTGTTTGCCCCTGTGAAAGATCCTGCATTTGCAAAAGTTGTTATTTCACCAACCTCTAAATTGTGAGGTGCACTTGTAGTGATAGTTACTGTTGCTGATCCGTTGGTCGTTGTTATGTTAGCGCCAGTAGAAAAATTAGTTGTCTCTAAAGGAGTAATATCATAAAAAGCACCTTCGTAATAAATGATTAGTACCTTATCAGTTCCTATTGCTGCGTATCTTTTACCTGCAGTATCCGCCCAAACATGTTGTCCTCTAGCAGCTCCAACCAATTTATCATTAACTAAAGCTTCCCAACCACCAATTTTTTCAGGTTCTCCGTATCTAAATCTTACATTATCACCATCTACCCAACGACCTTCTGCGTCTGATGGCGTAGATTGTTTGTCAAATCCTGGTGCTATGTTTACTTTTGCTAAAGGCATATCGTTAGTATACCATCATGAAAGAAGATTATAAATATCCTACGACCAGGTTTTATCTTTGAATTCTTTGAAATTAAAGGCAATTGCATATTTAGCTTCGTCACTGTGATTAATTTCAGTCATGTGGTCTAACCATGGGGTGAATATTATAAAAGTTCCTTTTTTAGGTTTTACATTTATTGATAGGTCAGGGAAAATTAATTCTTGTTGTACATCATTTAAATATAAAACACCTGATAAAGCTGAAGTTTCATGATTATGTCTAGCAGTATAATCACCTTTTTCAAGTTTTAAACCCCAACATGATTCAAGTTCCGATTTATTAAAATGTATATGTTTTGAAATATGGTTAATAGCTTGATCTAAAACTTTTCTAAAATTTTCATCATTATTAAAAGCCTGCCATGCTGTCATCTTTCCCTTAACATTTGTCTTATAATACAAGTTAGTTTCTTTTAGGTATTCTTCTATTTTATTAATGAAGTAATCGCTATCAATTTCTAATTTTATCTCGTAAAGGAAGGCTTTGCGAAGTAAATGTTTTTCAATAATCTTATTAGTTTCAATCATCCTTAGTCTTAACACTATTATCATGCGATCTTTTTTCTTGAAGTTTTTTATGAAAACCCGCATTAAATTCTACTGCTATTTTAACTAAATTGTTACAAAGATGTTTCAATGCTTCAGCACTTAAAACTAATTTTCTTTTTTTTATTAAAATCCAAACTTCTTTCCATGAAAAAATTATTTCTCCTGATCCATCTTCTTTTTGTATTATCTTCATTTTTCTATTCCATATAATGGTCGTTTATCTTTAGCCCACTCTGCATATGGACCGTTTTTATTTACATAATGTAAAAATGTTTGTGAATGCCAATCACCTTGAAATTCATCACGCCAATGTTCAACATCGCATCCTTTATATATAACTCCATCTCCGTTTTCAAGATCAATTTCTGTTCCTCCTATAAAGATTGGCCACTTAACACCACAAGAATTTATTTTCACTGTAACACTTATTTCACAAGATGGTCTATCAGTATGTCTTTTTAAATCTGCTAAATATGAATACATTCTCCAAAAAGAGTAAGTTGGTAGCAACTGTAATCCAGTTTCTTGTTGCATAAGTTTATGTTTTGAAATCATTAAGGCATCTGTAGCTGGATCTCCGTAATACATAGTATCTCCTTGATCACTTTGTACAAACTCAAAGTCCTTTAAATTACTTCTATGTCTCATTCTAGTGTAATGAGTTAGAAGATCAATTTCATCTTTTTGTAGAAAATTTTTAATTACCTTATATCCTTTATTTAATTCATCCATGACACTATTGAATATCTCACTCCTTTTTTTATTGGTTTTACCATGTGTGGAAACATAAAATTACTAGGCCAAATTATCAATGATCCAGGAATATTTTTTATAATTTCTTCTTTACCATCAATCTTGAAACAAAGTTCTCCTCCCTCATAATCATTATTTAATATTAAGATAGAACTATATTTTCTGTTCATACCAGGTCCGTCATCTACATGAAATTTGTAGTGACCTCCTTTCTCATATCTTAAACCTTGAATTTCAATTATGGTAGCTGATCTTACATCAGGAAATTCTGTAGCATATCTGCGCATACCTTCTAGTATAAAATGTCCTAAAAAATTAGCCCAATGAACCTCACTTAAAGACTGACTAAAATTTGATAGAGGTAATATTTCAACATCCCTTACCTCTTTATCTTCATAGGATCCTTTTCCGCTCCATAAGGATCCAGAAATATATTTCTTGTCCTTAGATTTTTTACTTAAAAATCTAATACATTTACTTATAATTTTAGGATCTTGAATAATTGGATAAACTTTAATGAAGTTTTTTAAAGACATATTGTCTTTTACACGATTATAATACTATTGTAAATAACGATTAGAAAAAGGCTCCACTGATTCGTTATCAAACCAATGTCTATGAAATCTTACTGTTACAGGATAATTTAAAGATGAGGCATCAAAGTTTGTTAAAGCAGTTTTATATTCATTAAGTCTTGTATTCAAAGATGAATGTTCTGCATTCGCTAATTTTACAGCGTGTTTTTTTAAAAAAACATCTAATGTTTCTAATTGATTATCAACGTGCTTCTGCATGTCTTCTTGTGTATAACTAATTTCAAAAGACTCAGGGTCAGATAAAACAACATTACCCTCTTGCAAAGTTGCGTCTTTCTCTCTTGATACAACAGATTTGTATTCATCTCTTGAAACTTCCTTAATCAAACCCTGACTTTCATAATGGGCTACGTCACCCCTTATAAGGTTCATGTCATTTTTTTCTTTGACACAAGTTTCTAAAACACCATTTACATTAAAAAATAAAAAACTCATCAATTACTCCTGTTAACTTAAAATATTTTCATAAATTACTACTGCGCCTGGATTTCCAGTAGCACCTAATGTTGAAGGTGCTGGTGACATTGCAGTTATAGCATCTCCACCTTCACCAAAAAAGGTTGGTGCAGTTGTGGGTGCATCTGGTTTTGAAAAACCAATCACCGCTCTTCTTAAACTCATTCCAGCAGGACCTTGTGCAGGTACAGTTGTCCCTGGATTTCCTGAAGCTATTGTTAAATCTAATGTAGCTCCTGGTGCTGTTCCGTTAGAACCACCTAAATCTATAGTTGGGGACGGTTGGTTTTGTCGTTGTCCACCTGAACCTCCAGTGCAAGTCGCTTGTACAGGACTTCCAAAAGTAGTACTTTGTCCAGGGTTACCTCCATTATTTCCGACCCCTACTCCTCCAGCCCCAATTGTGTAGGGAGCTGTAAAAGGAGAAGGTGCTGGTGAAGTTATTGGAACATTGAAAAATCCTACTCCCCCTGATCCCCCTGGCCCTTTACCCGTTGGACCCACGCCTGAAGCTCCAGCTCCACCTGCGCCTGTCATATAAAGCATTAGTTTTGTTGTCCCTGGTTGTGCTGTAAACGTAGCTGTTCCAGGAGCACTATCAGCATGAGTGAATACAAAGTCAGGTGATCCAGCTGATCCTGTTGCTGCTGCAGTAATTCTTCCGTCTTCATCAACTGTAATGTCGGCAGTTGTGTAAGATCCTGCTGTTACGGCAGTTGATTGTAATTGGCTTGGACCAACAGAGTTGGCAGCCATTTTTGTAAGTGTAACATTTGATTGTAAAATTTTATCTGTAGTTACAGCGTTTGATGAAATGTTTGCTGCACGTACAGCAGACGAAGCTAATTTGTTTGTTGTTACATTTGATTGTAAAATTTTTGCGGTTGTTACAGCGTTATCTGCAATTTGTGCTGCAGCTACAGTTCCACCTAATGTATCTAAAGAAATTTCGTTTAAATTTGTTCCATCTGAATAAGCTGCATAAATTTTTGCAGCATCCAAAGTAAATCCTGTTCCTGATGCTGTTTTAATAGTTAAGTTTTCAGGGTTAGTTAAACCTGTTGCATCAAAGATATAAAATTTTTCAATGCTATCAGGTATTGTACAAATTGTGCTTGCTGCAATTGTAGCAGTAGCAAATTTGATTACCATATTTCTAGCATTAGAAATAGTTTTATCAGTCATCACTAAAGCTAAAGTTGAACCACTATTAAGTGTAACTTGTTCAAATCCTGCAATAGCTTGTTGAATTAAGTTTAAATTATTATTTGTATTATCACCCCATGTACCAGCGTTTTCGCCAGTTACCATAAGTTCTAGTTTTAAATCTGCTGAATAACTCGATGTCATATAACTCCTATATTAACAAAATTATGCTGCCTTATCAACCGTGGTCCAAACATTATTTACGCCAGGATTGATCTCGCTCCATGCCGTAATATTAACTGAACCTATACTGCCAGTCAACCCTATACCTGATACGTTTATATTTGCTGTACCAGTAGCTACAACCTGACCAACAGATCCATTTAATAATCCAGCAGTGGTAACTGGGTAAATTGATACAGGGGTAATTGAGCCCACTGATAAAGTAGCTCCTTGACCTGTTACGGATTCATTAGTTGTTTGTATTAATGTAATTGAACCTAATGTTAAAGAAGCTGATATCCCTGTTACATCTACAGGTATTTTAGGCTCAGGTAGGACTTGACCTATTGATCCACTTAATGATTGACCAGTTGGTTGAACTAAAGCTGTCCCTGTAACTGATGGAACCGTTCCTATCGCTGTATCTATTTGATCTTCAGACGCAAATACAAATACATCATTATCAATTTGTATTGAATTTAAACCTTGAGTAATAGTTAATAAATCTAATCCAGTTACTACTGCGGTAAAATCTGTTTTACCGATTGCCGTTCCTTGTGATAGTGTCGCTTGTTGTCCTGCTGGTAAAACAGAGTAAGTTTCTCCCCAAGCTCTGTTACCCCAACCGCCTCGGCCCCAACCAATTTCTACTAAAGCTTCTACTGATATAGTTCCTAGGTCTGCTGATAAAGATTGACCACCAGCTAAAACAGATCCAGTTATACCCCATGCACCAGAACCCCACTCTGCACGGCCCCAACCGTTTACAGAGCCTGCAAATTCTAATGTCCCGATAGTAGATGATAAAGATATTCCTGAAAGTTCAACAGCATTAGAGTCTTGATCACTCCAAGTTCCTGCACTCCAGGTTTGTGCTCCCCATGTTTTAGCCATGAAGAACTCCTAACGGAAGTCCCGCTACAGAAAACAAATTAGTAATGTTTGCCATAGCAGGCCCCTCCTTTAAGTTATGCGATTCTTAATATAGCTGCACTCGTTGTAAATGCTGGGAACTGAATAGTAAAAGTTCCTGCAGTTGCAGTTTTATCTCCACCGAAATCTAATACTGCCACAGCTGGATCTCCAGTAGCGGTGTCATTATAAATTAATGCACCTCTTGCAGTAATTGTAACACCTGTGAATGATAAATCAGAAAAGTCTGTGATAGCTGTGTTAGAAGCTAAAGATGTTCCTGTGTTTACAAGTGCTGAACCACCTGAAGAATATCCACCAGTTGGTGATGATACTTCGTTGCCAGTTGTAAAAGATGTTGTCGATTTCCCTAAAGTAGCCGAGTTAGTGTACATTGATAGTTTAAATGTATTACCACCTGGGTTACTAAAATTGTGAGTTGCTTCTAATAATTCTTTTTTAAAAGAATTACAAATTGCGTTAGTTGTTATTGCCATGTTTTCTCCTTAATTAATTTTATGGTGACGGTGAAGGTACTTTAATTCGAGGCACTCCACTGTCGTATTCTCCTCTTCTTCGTCTACCCATTTGTTGTAGGGCAAAAGCTTGTATGCTTTGATTATACCTGTCAGAATACAGTTTGTATAGGTCATCAGGGCCTTTAAGATAACTATAAGCTTCTTTTAGAACTCCGTATAATAATAAAGCCTCCTGGTGTTGAGACAGAAATGTATTTGTAGAACTGTCAAAATGAGGGGGGTCTTTTATAAAATTTATTTGTACAGTGCTGGCTGCAGCAGGGGTTGGAGCTACAAGAATCACTGCACCTGTTTGAACATTGTCTTCCCAATTTGCATAATATTTAGGAACTCCAGTAGTAGAATCATTTGGTGCAAATTCAGATATAAAACTTGTATCTCTTTTTTCTAAAAAACTTCTGTTATTAGAACTATCTATAACCTGAACAGATCTTAAAACAAGAAGATCTGACGGTAATGATACATAACGATTACCCACCGTAAAATTTGAAGTAGAGTATTTTCTAAGATCATCATAATCTACACTTCCTGCAATATCTAATTCTGTATTTCTTATGAACTGATCTAACAAAGCATCAGTTAAAACATTACTATCTACCTCTGTGTAGTTTCTGACTTGTGTTAAAAAATCTGAATATGTAATAGCCATTATAATCCTATTGTTACCTGTCCAA